GCATGAAGTGGTAGGCATCGAAGCTGTCGAGGATCTGGCGGATTTTCTGCTTGACCTTTTTTTCCGGTGAAGCCACTAGCTGACCCTCTTTAACAGTTGAAATACCACCTGGTCGTGGGTCAATGACATGCCCACCTCCTTCTCCAGTTTCACCTTGAGCTGGTCCCAGGCGTTACGCCCCGCCACACTCAACGCCACAGCCTTCTGTGGGATCTTGCGATTTTTGGGTGTCATGCGGCGTTCCTCGATTGCCCGCGGATTTCAGCAACCCACTTCGGCACGGCTTTCTCGCTGTCCCGCAGGGTTTCCAGCATCCAGCGTTCCGTGGAATTCCATTTGTCATCGTTGAGCAGTCGGACGATTTGCTTGAGCACCTTGCCGCACAGGGTTTCGTAACAACCTTCACTGAGGTCCATACCGAGGCGATCTTGCCAGTGGTCGCGCTGGTGCTCGTGGGGCAAGACTCGCTTGATATAGGATTTTTCGGGCATAGCGGGCTTGTGCGCCTGCGCCCACTTGAAATCACCGAGGATGATGAGGTAATCGCCCCGGCAGTCCAGGTAGCCGTCAACTACCAGCCCCGCAATGTCTTTCCCAGCCGACCAAGGCACATCGCATTCAATGCGCAGATCGGCATCAATCCTGATGACGCCATCGGCATCGCGCAGTGCCAGTAGTTCGTCGGTGGTTTGTATTGTTGTCTGGCTCATTTTACTGACCTCATTACTATTGTGTATAAACAGTGTAGCAGGGTATCACACCAGACGCAACTACTTTCCATACACCTGCTGGTGGATAGCGCGGTTACTGTCACCAAGCCACTCCACACCGCCGTCTGTTGGGTCCGCACGCTGGCGCTTGTCCCCTCTCTGGCTGTTCACTATTGGCCGTTGCTCCGGCTTCAGCGGCCAAGGGTACTGCCCCTTGCAGTCCGGGCACAACTTCAGGTTCTGGCTACTCAGGGAGACTAGCGGGGCGCCGCAGTGGGGGCAGAGGGTCATCGGTAAATGTCCCGCAGTTTCTCCGCTTCCTCCAGCATGTCGTGGTCCTCCAGCACACGGGCAGCGGCCTCAACAGAGGTGAGGGGTGTGTCTGTTGGGAAAACCCTGCTTACCAATGTAGTCCACTGGTCCACCGTCAGACGTGCTTCAGGGTCTGCCTCCCACAACGCTAGTTCCAGTCCTTTAATTTTCTCCGGGGTAAAGTCCTGGGTAACGAACAGGTGTCTGTCCCCATTGGGCATTGTCACCTTTACGTTGTAATAGCAGAAGCGGCTACCCGGGTTTCTGTCCACTAGCAGGCGAGCGCGTCTCCCTGCTTCACGTAGGTTTACAGCCACATACAGATGTGTTTTCACTTCACCACTCCCAGCGGATCGCTGTCCAGTTTCTCCCGGCGTTTCTTCAAAAGCCTTTCCAGGCGCATGATGTAGCACCCCGCCGCGGCCTCCTTCCGGGTCGGCGCCTCACAGATGGATAGTACCCCATCGGTGCGCAGGGTAGCAGTGTAATGGTCGCCGGTGCGTTGGATTTTCATACTTTTCCCTTCAGTGACTCGCGCAACGCATCGAACAGCGCCGCACGAAGGTTGACGGTCTCAGACTCCAGCCGGGCGATGGTCTTGCCCCGCAGTTCTATCAGTACATTGGCTTCCTTCAGTGACTTTTCCCGGGCCGCGAGTATCGGCGCCAGCCCGTCCTCCAGGAGATCTGGTTGGTGTTGCATCGCTGCAGCAGTGAGGGACTTCCCTATGTCGATCAGGTGGGGCTCAACCTTAGCCCTTATTTGCGCCGCGCCACGCTCAATTACCTGTTGTGGGTGCGTTGCCACTATTGGGTGGTATTTGTCAGCCCAGACCACTAGCTTGTGCCAAGTGCGTTTCCGGTGCCGGTCGGTTGTGCCGTCGTGCAAAGCCATCATAGTGGACGCTGCCAAACCGGACCATTGGGCGAGCTGCGCCCAGGTTTTGCCCGTGTTACGCTGCTTGCGCAGTTCCTGTAGTGCGGTTTTGGTTGTGTGACTCATTACTCAGTTCCTCGCTTGACGTTGCGGATGTATTGGGTGTACCAACGGCGGCACAGCCGGTTAAAGTCAGGTTGGTGCTCGCCGCGGAGGGTTATCGTGCTGCCGGTGGTGCGACCGTCTCGGCACAGCTGCTTTCCTAAGCTGCCTTCGCTGCCGTTGAGATCTACGTACAGGTAGCTGCGGCCCGGACGGGTGAATGTCAGTGTACGTCCCAGGATGCGGGATTTTATTTGCATGTGCATTGGTTAAATCCCTACGTAATAGTAAACCTGGTTGTCATCACCGAGGAACAGATTACCACTGTGCTGGCCCGCCTCGGCACCTTTCTGGTATTCATCCCAGCTCCAGTTACCCTCCCCATCGTCTGCAATGGCCTCGCGAATATCACCACTGGTAAGTTGTATAAACAGGGCGTTCAGTTCCACATCCGACCAACCAGCAATTTCCTCATCACCCCATGCACCGAACTCCGCGACGTATTCCCGTACTGCCTGCCGCTTTTCCTCAGTGTCCAGCAGGTTATAGTACGGGGCATCACCTACTGCGGCCGCCCAGGTCATTGGCCCGGCATCCGGGCCTTTCTCTGCAACGCTAGCGAAGTAGTCAGACGGGCACGCGCGAGTGAAAAAGTTTGTGATGTTAATTTCCATCTTCGATTTCCTCCTGATAAATAGATTTAGCACTGGCTATTACCCGCTCTACGTCAACACCATACATATCGCACCAGTGCATAAAATCACTGATGAAGTCCCCCGCAACCGTTTCCCAATCTTCGTCAAGCAGGTGCATTTTCCTCTGGTATGCCTCAAGCGGGTAACACAACCGCTCGCCCCGTTCCATGTTGGTTATCTCATTCATTGGGTGTTCTCCTGTTCCAGTGGTGGGCAAAATTCCGGGAAGGTATCGCGGGCGAAGCGCTGGACATCCGCGGGCAGGTCCCACCAGTGTATGCGCTTGCCCAGGTGCGGGCCGGGCGCTGCCATGACGTGTTGGCCGAACCCTTGCGGGTGGAAAGGGTGTTCGCTGCTACCAATGGCTGTCCATAGTAGCGAGCGTTCCCGGTACTCAGTTGCCCAGCGCGGTGGGATTATTGTGTAGCGATCAAACGTTTTACCGCCGTTGTCATATACGCGCAGGGCGCAGCCATAGTTTTTTCTGGTGCGTATCATAGTGTTCCCCTTCAGGCTGTGCGGGCGTGCAAGGGCACGCGGTTTTTAATGTACGCGCGGACCTTTTTAAGGTGCTCCCGGCGTTTCTGTGCAATAGCGTAGTCAACCGCGGCGCGGGCGTCATCCAACAGCCCCGAGTCCTCCGGGTCGCCATAGTACCCCCAACAGCTGCCATCCTCGATCTCGACGCCTTCAGGGTCCACAACCTGGTAGCCGTACACATTGCCCCAGCACCAGTGCCCATACAGCTCGGCAGCGTGCTGCAGCTGCTCCAAGGTGTCCCCAGGACCGACGCCAGTAGCCTGCAGCCACTCGGGTGTAGCGACCAGCAGCAGGTCTACATAATCGCCTTGACTGTACCCAGTGCTGCAGGTATCCAGCGCAACGCACTCCGCCCAGCGCCAGCACTTGGCGAGGAACGCTGTCAGGTCGCTACCGTTGCCGATACCGTCGGCATACTCGCTTATGGCATGGTTGACCGCTTCAGTGGCGGTGGCATAGGTTGCCAGTCGGTACGGGGCATACTGCTCGATTGCGTCCAACAGCGACCGGGCGTCCAGCTCGCGGGCAATCGCAGCGCCGTTGGCTTTGGTCTGCTCCCGGGTCAACGTCGGCGGAGTGCGATCCAGCCCGTGACCGGTAATGTCAGCGCTGTGACGGCCACAGTGGGCAGCCAGTAATGGCGGTTGGCCGTCCCACACTTCCCAAGGATTCTCCGGGCAGTCGTCCGGTATGACGCGGATGGTATAACCGCGGTACTCGTGTTCAGTGTCCATAGTGTTTACCTCTCGTTGTCGGTCCTGGTTGCACAACATAGCCCACTGGTGTCAATGGGCTACAGTGTGGAGCCGGGTTAGTGTGCGTAAGTGATGAAGGCCGGGCCGTCGCCGACCATGCAAGCAAAAGCATCCAGGTCCTCCGGCTGTTCTGGTGCGTCATCAGGCTCAACACCATACTGCTCGCAATAGTCTTCCAGGGACTCGTACCGTGTGAAGTCGCAGCACAACGCCACAACATCAAGTTCCATTTCGTCGCCGGTACCGTCTTCCAAGTCGGTCAGATACTCATAAAGGGCGTGGAGCCCGTCATACTCAAAGTTGCTTACCCGGTCATACGCGCGGAAAGCGTCAACAAAGTCTCCGGCGGTCAAGTTGGACTGTTTCATTGTGGTGACTCCTGGTTGTGGTTTGGGGTCCGCAGCGGCTTCGCTGGCGGGCCGTGATGCGATTTTAGCGGGTTACCCTTTGGTCAGGGGCGGGTTTAGCGTCGCGTTGCCCCTGTGACGTTGTGGCGCCCCTACGGTAGTGGTGACAAAAATTGTCAGCTAGTGCCCGGGCGCCGGTGGTGCGGTGATGCAGGTCCGGCAAGTCGCCACAGTCGGCGCGGGCCAGGGCGTTGTAGAGTGGGTTTGTCTCAGTAAACATGGTTAAACCTCCTTTAGTTCATTTTCGTAAGTACTTAGGTCCGGTTGGCCCTGCCGCGACCATACCAAGTGGTGCATATCGTAAGCGGCTGTCATGGGCAGGTAGCGCGTTACCTCTAACAAGCCCGGGTCATTATCTGCCACCCAGTTTTCCAACACTTCCCAAACTGGATCATCCCCTGTTCTATCCATTTCGATTACCTCTGTTGCGTTGCTTCAGTAGCTGTGCCGGTATGGCCAGCCGATAGGACTCTCTGGTTTGCGGGTCCTGGTATAGCCACGGATCGCGCTGGACCTCACGGCGCCCTGGTGGTGCTGGCGGCGGCACGCTGCAAAGGGTCAGGGCGTCCGGGTTATGGGCACTGTGGAGCCAATAGACCGGCCCGGTGTCACCAGGGCGCTGTACCTGGTGAACCCCGTAACGGGCCAGGATGGGCGCCTCTGGTGCGTCGTCGAGGGGCACGCGGAACAGCTCGGCAAGGGCTAGTACGCGGATAAGGCGCAGTGGTGTAGGCACAAACCCTAATTGCGTAAGTTCTACAGTGCGCGGAAACTGCGCAGGGTTATCCACTGGGTTTACTTGCGCACGCATAATGTTGCGGGCCAGTTGTGCAGCGCCGCGCGGGAGACGTGGGTATACTATGCGCAGGGCTTTGGTTGTGGGGTAGCGGGTCATATATGGTGGTCCCACTGTACACCACCACGCGGGCCAATTTGGGCATGCATATCGGGGTATATGTCTGTGGTGTCGTCCATCTCACCACGCCACACAAGGCACTCGCTAGGCTCATATCCGGCGCCGTACTGCCCTGCTTGGTCATGTTCGCGCTGCAGTGCTGCGCCTATACTACGCAGGTTGTTGTGGTGCTCCACGTCGGCGCCAGCTGGGGCACTATAACCAGCGATCCAGAACTGTACTGTGTATCTCATGATGGTGACTCCCTGTTACTTGACTGTATAGTGACAGTGTAATGATATGGTGGCGGTTGTCAAGTGTTGTACAAGATATTTTTGCAAAATGATCTAACTCATATCATGTAAAATCGGGGCAAAGGTGGTGGTATAACTATTTATATTGTTACAATGTAAAACTTTACAGGTGGGGCTAGGTGCCCGAGCCAAAAAATAAACATTTTAAGCTTAAAATATCGCTCAGGGAAAAAGCGTTATTTTTTTGACAAGACGAAAACGGTTACTGTATATATATTTTAGTTAACAAAACAATAATAATAACCCTATCACTGGCTGCGCAGGCCGTTTTCCGTGGATACCCTGGCCCGAAATTGTTGGTTTAATATTCCAACCGCCAGTGTTTGTTAGCGTGCGCACAAACCCGCAGCCCCTGGCGCATCCTGGTGGGCAGGTAATGAGTTAATATATTGTAAACTACGCAACAACATACTAGCGTAGCATCATGCTTCAGAGCATTAGACGTTTAATATGACGTAGACTACTTAACAAGATATTGTGTTAGCATAGTGCAACATTGAAACTTGTGTTTAGAACTTACAATGTTCCAGGTTATGAGACTGGTAATATTACCAAAACACAACCTACAATGTTACAGGTTATGATTTGAATGAGTTTAAAATGTTTTACAGGTGAAACTTAACCGCGGTTAAATGTGACATCTAAAAAACCGATGTTTACATGATATGAGTCATTTACTAGCAAACCAGTTTACAGACCATTTACCCCATTAGTTGAAACAAAACACTATTTGCGCACACAAAAAGGCGCTTTTCAGCGCCAGTTTTCGGGGTATTTTGGCGGTTTAGTGCGTCTGCAGCCCGTTTACCATAAACACCTCAACCGCCATTACTGAGTCCAGGTAACCTGAACATGGTTGTCCGTCTGGTCCGTCTACAATCCATCCGCGTATGGTGTTACGCAGCCTGAATTCTTTACCACTAGGCGCCACAATCACACAACCGTCACATACGTGGCCACGCATGTGGTGAAAATGGTTTGATTTAACTCGCATTATATACTCCATTTGTATATCTCCTGTTACAAGTCTTTTTTGCGCGCTACGTCGGCACAATCGATGCTGTATGCAAACCCTGTTCGCTCACTCCATTGGCGCAATTGTTCCTGCCCGCCATTAGTGTAGGTTATGCGATCCGACAGTGTGCCCAGGGCCTGCAGCAAACTGGCGGCCGTTTCCGTGTATTGGTCGCCGTAGCCATATTGGTAGGGCGCTTCAGCGACTATCGTGCCATCCTGGTAGATTGTAACTGAGTGGTATGTATTGCCGTTCACTTTATCAAACCATTTGCGCGCGGATATGTGGAAAGTTTGTGGTTTCATTGTTGGATCTCCTAGTTTAAGAATAGTAGCGACCAACAATTACATACTCGTAATTGTCGGACCATTTAAATAAAACACCGCTAAAATAAGTATCAGATTGCACACCATCCCAGCCTTTCAGAGGATTGTGTGCAGGGTAGCGCAAGCCTTCAACGCGCATAAACTCGTGTGTATCATGGTATTCGCATTTGTACTTTACAAAACGTGGGGAAAACTGTTCGCCGGTTTCCAGGTAATTAAAATCGCTTTGTTTTACTGCCGGTATATCGTGGTAGCAAAGTAGCTTACGCGGTACGTTGTTAGTTATGATTTTCATTGTTAGATCTCCAAATAGTTGCGCACTTCACGCAGGGTTTTAAACTCAGTTGAAGGGATACCGCCCGCCTCGGTATAGACTCCCCATGTTTTGAGCATGGGGCAAAACTCTATATAGGCAATGGCGCAGCTGTATTTACCTGCTTCGATTCTGTGAAGTTTCATACTACCCATACGTCACCATCCACATAGTAGACTAATCCGTTGCGCGCAATGTGTGCTAGTAGGTCATCTAAGTAATCTGCTAAGTCTTCATCACACAATTTTTCCAGTATGTGGTAACAGCGTAGTTGTTCGGGTTCGTCTACACCAAGCGCTGCTAGTGCGTCCCATGATTCCTGCAGTCTGGTTTCCGTATCCATGTTTCATACTCCACTAGTAATGTACCTGCCCCAATACTAGTACAGCGTCAGTGCAGTGTCAATACCTTGTAGCAAAATAGTTTACGTCCGCCCAACAATCAACGCGCCTACCATCCGCACCATCGAGCCATCATCTATACAACCGAGCCCAGCCCGGCGGCGACGCCCCCTGCAGCTGCGGGCCGTCGGCTAGACTGGCGGCGACCTGGGTCTGTAGCGTCTAGCGTCATGTAGCAGGTGGCGACGGGGCCCCGGGTCATGTGAAAATTTCGGATCGGGGCCTGGGGGGATTAACGCGCGGGGGCGGGGGGCCTCTCTTACACCCTCATCTGTAAGTTGAACCCCCCTGATCGACATGCTACAATCTCCCACCAACTTAACCAGGAGCGCCGAAATGCCCAACTTCATAGCATGGTGGATTTGCCTTGGTTTTGTGTTGACGTCAGTAATGGCTGTGCTACTACTGACAAAATATTTAGTAGGATAACCTACCCCAACCACCAAGGACCCCCCACCATGAAAGAAACCCTGAACGACGCAATCAAGAACCTGGTCAAGCGTTCTTCCGAGAACGGTAACCCACACGAGGCTTATGAACTGAGTCAAGCCGCCCTCAATATCGCTTCCGTGGCGCACATCCTGCAGGACGTAGACCTCTCCGCCCCAGCCCCCGTGGAGCCCGAGACCGTTGAAGAGGACCAACCCGAAGCCCCTGTCATCACTGACGAGGTGGCCGCGGGTCCACGCGATGAGAACTGGTCCAGCACCCAGGAGTGATCCCCCGCGCCGCCGGTATGGGGCGCCCTACATGAGGCTCATCCATGGCTGAGAAAGACAAGGTATCCCTGACCCTGCACCACGAAGTGATCGCAGCGATCGACCACGAGGCCCAGAAAACCGGGCGTAGCCGGTCGAACCTGATAGACTATATACTGCGGCAGTGGGTAATCAACAGGCGGGCGAAGGCGGCCAAATGAACGATGAGTGGCTCGAAGGGATGGACGACTACGTGGACGGTGACACCGCCCTCGCGGAAGCGTTGGATATCCCGCCGGCCGACGTGGCCCCTACCCATCTCGTCGAGTATGAGGAAGACGACTACCACCCCGACGACTACCACCCCCAGATGGTCTCCCCCTGGACCACAGCGCTGGTGTTCGACGTGGCCCTCGGGTTGGAGTCGGACGAGACCCTGTTGGCGCGCCACGGCATCACCCTCGCCGAGTGGCGCCACATCAACACCCACCCCCTGTTCCTGCGCCAGGTGGCCGAGCAGGCCCGTGAGATTGGTGAGAACGGTATATCCTTCCGGGCCAAGGCCAAGATCCAGGCGGAGATGTACCTAAAAGACATTGACCAGATGATCGCCAGCCAGTCCACCGACCAGAAGGTGCGACTGGAGGCCATCCGCTCGATGGTCAAGTGGGCCGGCCTGGAGCCTACGCCCAATAAGGAAGAAGGCAGCAACGTGCCGCAGGTCAATATCCAGATCAATATGTGAGTTGCGCAACACCCCCTTCCCATCCCTCTGAAAGCACGTTAGTATCTTCTTGAAGGTCTCGGGAGGATGCTATGCTGCGACGTGCTGCTGACAGATACCGCTACCACTTCATGGCGGGCGACCGCCCTGCAACAGTGTTTTGGACGACGTACCTAATGTTGCTGGGTGCGTTCCTTATCTGGTGGCTAGTATGAGAATTATCACGGGTCTAATCATTCTCACGCACTACGCGCTGTACGGGCTCTGGAGGCAGTTATGGAGGCGGGCCTGGTGAAGTTGTACAAAGACGGCCAGCCGGTTGATCTTGCTCCCGGCGAGTACAGCCTGGCGTTTTCTGTTGCGGGTGAGCCTGCTCATGAGCCGGAGCCAGAGCCTGAACCGAACCCGGAGCCAGAGCCAGAGCCAGAGCCAGAACCTGCCCCGGAGCCACAACCAGAACCTCAGCCCGAACCCGAACCGCCCGCAGAAGGCCAGTTCCTGCTGTTTGACGGCGGCAGCGGCCCCACTCAGCACATGTGGTCCCATCATTTAAAGCTGCGCTGGCGCTACGCCACGAAAGCCGGCGTGAAAGTCGAACTGCCGGGGCTGGTGCGCCGGCGCGAAGCTGAGCGCGAGATCTGTCTGCAATGAAACTGACTGCCACCCCCATCCCTGATGGATCGCACGAGATCCGCATCTGGCGCGATGAGCCCCAGGGCGAGGGCGACAGTGGGGCTGACATCGATGCCGTGTGCAACCTGTGGCACATCAACGATCAGCGTTGCTTGGTTACCCTGGCCAAGGGCGACTTGTGCGATTGCGCAAACATCATGCTGGGCCTGAAGGCCATGGAGTTGGGATACCGGTTCCTCGAGTTCTCGGTTACCGAGGGTGCGCGAGTGTCGCGACATGCGCGGATGATTCGTACCGCCGATGGGTTTGATTACTACGAGGCAGATCTGTTGAGCCACCCGGCAGCGAGGACGTAGCGTGGCGAAATACTGGGAAGACTGGTCGGGCTCAACGATTGATGCCGAGCCTACGGGCTGGACAAAGCGCTTCGGAACCAGCAACACCACGTTTACCGTGTTGGCTGACGGGTCCAGCCCGACGGGGCGCATTTTAAGAGTCGGCAAAGCCGCGAACCAGCGATCTTTGCTTTCTAGAGATGACGTTGACTCCGATTCAGAGCGGGCGAAATGCAAAATCCGCGTACTGATGCGTGTGGACAGTATACCCACCGCATCTAACACGTTCGGTGCCGCAGGTGCACGGGGGTCTGGTTCGGCCGGTAGTGAGACGATGGTGGTGGGTGCGCTCGGCACGCCGTCTGGCTCATCAACTACCACTGAGGTCAGGACATTCCGTTACAGCGCGGGCACGGCGTCTACTATCGTGACCGATGGTCCTGCCGGTGTAACTGCTGGTGGCCAGTGGGTGTGGGTGGGATTGGATTGTGACGGCACGGCCACCAACGTTGAAGCTCGCCTGCCTGCTGATATGGGTACGATCACTGCTGAGACCACGGACACTACGGATATTACCGCAGCAGGCTGGTTGGGTGTTTTCACTTTTGCCAACGCAGGGCAGCCTTTTGACATTGCTGCCGTGGCCATTGCAACTGGCGACGACGACGCGTTTTACGAAGACCCTGCGGCGGTGGACCCTCCTGCAGGGACGGTAACGATCAGTGATGTCACGCCCGGTGTAACTACGGCGCAGGTCACCTACAGCTACGATGACACCGACGAGGATTCGTTCGAGTACCGGATTGATGAGGGCACGCCTGCGGCCATCGGCGCAAGCCCAGCAACGATTACCGGACTCACGGCGGAAACGACGTACAACTCCCCCGGCGTACAAGTCAGAGCGGTTAACGCGGGCGGTGAAAGCGCGTGGTCTACGGCGGTGGATTTTACTACCGGGGCCGCCACCACGACGGTAAAGGGCGTGCGCATTCGCCTGTACGATGGCGCAACACCTCAGGCGACTGTCACTGGCGTTACCGCTGCTTGGTGGGACGCCGCAGCGCCAGCAAATACCACCCCCGATTTTTACACCACCACAGCAGCTACCGACTCCGACGGGTGGTTGGAACTCGATCTTGATGCAGCGACTGCGCTTGATTTGACTGACCCCGGATATTTGCTGGTTTGGAAAGAGGACGGCACGGATGTTCTCGACTCGCTTGGCTGGCAGGGCATTTTAACTGTGATCGATATTGCCAATGAGTAATTTCGCCCAGTTCCGCCACCAGTATGACGGCTCAGGCAGAGCCCAGTTTATTGGTCAGTATCTGGAGAACGCGGTTGGCCTCCAGCTGGTGGTGGAGATTGACGGTGGCAACGCGAGCGCAACACTGTCCGAGATCACAGACGCGGCATCCGAATCGCCAACTGTTTGGATTGACGCCCGGCCTGCGGCAATCACCGGCACGAACGGCAGCGGTTGGCGTCACATGTTCTTTGCAGTGGAACAGGCAGAGGGGAAGACGCCGGTATTTCGCATCAACCGCGACACGATGGACCGTGGGTCTAGTATCCCGACAAACTGGCTGCCGTTGCTGACGCAGGATTTCGTGACGTGGACACAAGCGCCGTCTCGGACGTTGGTGGGTGGATCGTCTGGTTACATCGAGTTCCAGTTCTCCGATCCGCTGCCGGCAGGCAGAGTGTATATTGCAACACAACCGCTGGGGCAGCAGTCGCACGCAGAGGAATTTGCCACTGAGCTACTGACAGATTACAGCTCTGTCGCTGCGCCAACGGGTAGTGCAGATGAGTTCGGCGTTATTTCCGTCACCCCAGTGGAGGTCGATGAAAACGACAGGCCCATTGGCGAGCACAAAATCCATGGCATCAAGCTGGACTGGGGCGGATCAACAACAGACGGGAACCCCAAGCGCAAACTGGTCTGTTTCGCCGGGGTCCACTCTGCGGGTGAGCATACCAGTTGGTTGGCGTTCGTCGCGTCGGTGCGGTGGATGCTGGACGACGTGTCCGGTGCGGCGGATGATTTCCGATCCAACTGGGATGTGTACCTGTATTTTAACCTGACCCCGAACGGGTTGATGGGCGGGCATCGCCGGCACAACTTCCGGGTCAGCACGGACCCTAACCGAGACTTTATCAACAAGAGCTTGGCCGAAATATCTGCGGTTACAACGGCTGGCCTGGCGGACACGAGCGGTAGCGCTCATGCGTTGTTTTCGTGGCACGGCCACGCAACGCAGACCAACGCGTTTATTCCCGGCACCCCGTCCAGCCCGAACACCGAAACAGCAGCGTTTATCAGCATCGGTGAGACGGTGTTTGGCGAGCCTGCGGTTGATTATTTTCAGGATATCGCCAGCGCTGACTTCTCGTGGGGCTACAACGCGCTGGGCTGCAAGGTCGCGTTCGCCTGCGAAGTCCCGCAGCGCAGCACGACGTTGCCAAGTCACTACCACGCTATCGGCGAAAACTGGGCCAAGACACTACAGGCCGCTGACGCTGCTGGGCTGTTTACCGCTGTGAATGGTGACATCGCCACTACCCTCACCGGCATAACTGCGGCACTCTCTGCCTCCCACGGCGTTGTAGGAGACATGGCCACCACCCTCACCGGTGCCACTGCAGCCCTGACCTCAACCCACGGCGTCGCAGGTAACCTGACCACTACCCTCGACGATACCACAGCAGCGCTCACAGGCAGCCTGGGGGTAGCCGGGGACATTGCTACCACGCTCGATGGAGCGACGTTCGCGTTGAGCGGGGACTACGGTGTAGCGGGGGATCTGGGGGTAACGCTTGACGATGTGGCCGCGGCTCTTGTGGGCTCGTTCGGTGCTGATGTAGAGGGCGACCTCGCTACGACCCTCACTGGTGCTACTGCGTCGTTTGCGGGCGTTCACGGTGCTGTAGGTGACCTTGCTACTACGCTCGATGACGCCACAGCGTCCTTCGCAGGTAACTTCGGAACAGATGTTGAGGGCGATATCGCCACCACCCTCGCCGGCGTCACCGCAGTAATCACCGCTTCTCACGGCGTCACGGGCGACTTCTCTGCCACGTTCGCTGGCGTAACTGCAGCACTGGAAGGGTCAACGGTAGGCGTCACTGAGGGTGACCTTGCTGCGACTCTCACCGGTGTTACAGCGTCCTTCGCCGGTACCCACATCGCTCCAGCCGCTGGTGACCTCGCTACCACTCTCGAAGGGGCCACCGCGGCGTTCGTTGGGGAGACTTCCCAACCACCGGTAGGCGACTTCTCGGTGACTCTGGAAGATGTCGGGGTCTCCCTGCAAGGCATCTATGGGGTCACGGGTGATCTGCAGGCGTCGCTCGACGGTGCCCTGGCGGCGTTCGCCGGCACACACATTACGGCTCCCACCGGCGTCCTGGATACCACCCTTGAGGGGGTCACTCCTGACATACAGTCAACTCATGGGGTGCGAGGTGACCTGGCGGCGGTGTTGGACGGGGCTACCCTGCTGCTCTCGGACAAGCAGCCGAGTATAGGGTTCGCCCCATTCCCCGGGGCTATTTCCATTACTTCCAGAACGGGGTATATTTCCATCAGTGACCGTCCCGGTGTGCAACTGGTGCCCCGACGCAACGGTGTCACCGTGTTCCGCGGCTAATCAACGAGGTGTACTATGGCTCTTGGACTGAACGAAACCATCCGCAACGCGCGGCTCAATGTGATTCGCGACGCGATCGACGCGGGTGCCGCGGGAGGCAAGGTGCTCATCTACACGGGCACCCGTCCGGCAACCGGCGCGGCTATTGGTGGTGCTACGCTGTTGGGCACCGTCACCTGCAGCGCAACCAGCGCCCCCGATGCTTCAGGTGGTGTGCTGACCTTCAACGCATTTACTGAGGACTCATCCGCAGACGCGGATGGCACGGCGGCCTGGGCGCGGATCACCGACAGCGACGATGCGTTTGTGTGTGACCTGGACGTGGGCACCTCTGGTGCTGATCTGATTATGAACACGGTGACGATCGTAACAGGTGGGCCTATCCGTATTGATTCGGGCACGCTCACTGAAGGCAATGCGTAAGCACCATGGCCTTCTGCGAAGTCGCCACGCGGGAGTGGGTGTTCGTTGGTGCCAGTAATGTCATCACGCTGATACCCCTGACCAACACCCTGACCGGCGCCCGGATGGACCTGTCCGGGGTCACGCAGGTTGACGTGTGTATCGGGGGTATCGATGCGAGCAGTGACGACGACCCCTCTCTCGTCAGCTGGGAGCAGCAGGAGATAGACGGCGAGGATGTGTGGGTTATTCTCGTCCAGCCTGGCCTCATCCCGACAATCCCCCTCGGTGAACAGGAGATGTGGGTCACCGTCTATGATGCGGATAATCTGGAGGGGTTGGTAGTAACCCACAACTTCCCGATCGAAGTCATAGACGAGTGCTGATGGACATTTCCTACACCCCAGCACCGACCCTCAAGAAGTTCATGCGCAGCAACGCGCAGTTGCGCTTCGTCATGGGTCCGGTTGGCAGTTCTAAGACTACTGGCATGATTTTTGAACTGGTGCGCAGGGCTATCCAGACGCCGCCTGGCGCAGACGGTATTCGCAAAAGTCGGTGGCTCATTACCCGCCTCACCATGCCCCAGCTCAAGGACACCGTACTCAAGTCGTGGTTGCAATGGTTCCCAGACGGTAAGTTCGGCCGCTGGCGGTCCAATGACAGTACCTACTGGCTGGAGTTTAACGATGTCCAGGCGGAGATCATGTTTCGACCACTGGAATCGGAAGTGGACGTGGCCCGGGTGCTTTCGCTGGAGCTGACTGGGGCCTGGATTGCAGAGTGTCGTGATCTTCCTGTGAGCATGGTATCTGACATCAAGGGTCGTTGTGGGCGCTTCCCTGAGCCCAGCATGGAGTATTGGTACGGGGTGTTCGGTGAAACCAACCCGCCGGCGGAGGGGTCGGACTGGTACAAGGTGTTCGAGAAGTTGCCCCAAGAAGAAGGCAACCCAGACTCTGTACTGGACGCGGATGTATTCATCCAACCTTGCCCGGTCAACGATGATTTTACCATCCGCCCGGAAGCGGAGAACGTCCAGAACCTGAAGCCGACCTACTACCAGGACTTGGCCAAGGGAGCGACTTCCGACTACATTCGGGTGTTTATCAAGGGTGAGTATGGTCGCAACCGCAAGGGGCAACCGGTTTACCTGAACAGCTTTCAACGGGCGTTGCATGTTGCCAAAGAGCCTATTCCCATAGATGCACAGCAGCCTATTTTGATTGGCCAAGACTTTGGATTAACCCCGGCAGCTATTATTGCTCAACCTGACCCGCACCGAGCCCGACTCAATATCCTGCGTGAGGTGGTGACTCCCAAGGGGTCAACCAACGGTACCGAGCAGTTCATCATCAAGCGGCTGCGCCCGTTCCTGCGTTCCTATTTTCCCAGTAACCCCGTCGTCATTATCGGGGATCCGTCCAATACCCGTGCGGAAACTGACGAGCGGACTTCGTTCAAGGTGCTCAAGGAGTACGGATTCATCGCCAAGAAGGCTAGCACCAACGACCCCCTCGTGCGCATCAACGCCGTGGAGTCACTGCTGGCGATGTTCCCCCACGGTGAAGCGATGATCCAGATAGACCCCTCATGCAAAGTGTTGATCGAGGGGTTTCTGTTTGGTTACATGTTTGCCGCGGGGAAGGGGGGTGACGTTGCGGACAAACCGTTCAAGAACTGCATATGGTCACACCCGCACGACGCCCTACAGTATCTATGCCTGTACTACAATAAAGGGTATGATCCGCAGGAATGGTTGCCAACCAGCAACAATCCTCTGCACCAGTCACGGGGCTACCGACCGGCTGATGCGTATGCCGGGTACTGAGTATGGACCGTGAGAAACTCGCCACATTAGGGACCAAGCTGCGCAGCAAGTTCCTGCAGTACGAAGCTGACCGACAACCGCTGGAGCAGCAGTGGCTCAGAAATTTCCGTCAGTTCCGTGGGGTCTATGACTCCGAGGTGCTGGAGAAAATCCCCGCCGGTCGTTCACGCGTGTACCCGCTGGATACCCAGGTCAAGGTACTGGGCTTCGTGGCCAAGATCATGGAGCTGATGTTCCCGGCCAACGAGAAGAACTGGTCTCTGTCTCCTTCTCCGGTCCCGGACATTAACCAGGCGGACATCCAGGCCATCATCGACGGGCTCCAGCAGCGTGCTGAGGAAGAACAGGCCCCCGTCACCCACACCGACATCGAGGACGCTGTGTTCCGCTTTGCTGAGGATCGTGCGCGGTCCATGGAGCGGGAGTGCAACGACCAGCTGTCCGAGGCCGGCTATACGGTGATGGCACGCAAGGTACTGCGCAGCGGCGGGGTCTATGGCTTCGGTATCACCAAAGGGCCGATGGTCGAGATGCGTACCCGGCGTTCGTGGAAGTACAACGACGAGGTGAGCACCTACGAGGCGGAGACCACCGAGGCACCAGTGCCCTATTATGAGCACGTCAAAGTCTGGGATATTTACCCGGACCTGAGCGCCCCCAGTTGGTGGACACAGGAGGGCTTGTTCGAGCGCATGGTGTTCTCGCGCAACGACCTCTACAAGCTGTCCGATGACGAGGCGTTCGAGGGGTCCGTCATCCGTGAGTTTCTAAAACTCACCCCCGAGGGAAATCACAAGCGGCGTAACCACGAGACAGAGTTGGCCAACGTCCGCCACGGTGATATGACCCGCAAGGATATGGACGGCCGTCACTACGAGGTCATCCGCTGGTTTGGTTTCCTGCGAGCGGACAAGATGGCAGAGTGCGGGGTGGACATACCCCCGGGCAAGGAAGACCGCGATGTGCTGATGGATGTCTGGATGCTGGAGGAAAAGGTCATCCGGGCCAACGTCGCGCCCTTCGGTGAACATCCCCACGACATGTACCACGCCTTCGTGGCGGAGGACGATGAGGAAGTGGGCATTACCGGGATCGGGATGCCAGAGAAGCTGCGCGACACCCAGATGAAGCTGTGCGCCATCGACCGTATGACCATGGACAACGCAGCGTCATCCGCCGGCCCCATCATCGAGGTCAACGACGACCTGATAAAGCGGGGCCAGGACACCAGTACCATCCATGCCTTCAAGGTCATCCACCGGGAAGGCACCGGCGCCGAGGCAGGTTACCCCGCGGTACGCGACATCAACGTGGAGTCGCACATCAGCGAGCTGATCGAGTTGCGGCGCAAGGTGCAGGACCAGATGGATGTAGAGTCCAACCTGCCGTCCTTCCTGTTTGGCAACACCCAGGGCATGGGCGAGGCGTTCCGCACTACCAGCAACATGAGCATGTTGCAGGGCGGGGCCATGATGGTCACCAAGGATATCATCCGGTCCTTCGACCGCTGGATCGAGTCGGTGATCGGTAGTCTGTACCAGTGGAACATGGAATTTAACGACAAGACCCAGATCAAGGGCGATTTCCAGGTGCTCGCGCGCGGGACCAGCTCGCTGGTGGCCAAGGAGCTGCGCGGCATTGCGCTGGATCAGTTCATCCAGACCTTGGACGAGGACGAGAAGCAGTTGCTCAAGCGGCGTGAGGTGCTCATCGACCGCCTGCAAGCCCGTGACCTCCCGGTTGACCGGGTAGTCAGTATCGAGGATGCTGAGCAGATCCTGTTCGACATCCAGCAGCGCAACGCGGCGATGGCCCAGAGCAGTATGGCCAAGGACGATGCGCAGACCCAGGATCGCCAGGCCAGCGCCCTGTACAAACAGGCCCAGGCTGCGGCGCTGGCGGAGAAGACTCCGGTGCAGAACGCCGAGGCGATGGCGCGGATAGAGCAGGGTCGTGAGCAGACGGGCCTCCAGCGCTCCAAGCAGGAGCAGGAGGCTGTTGGTAAACTGCTGGATGTGATACAACGTGAGAAGGCGGTAGCGCAATGAGCGATGACCCCTGGCGCGAAGCAGCGCTCGCCCTGCGCACCAGTCAGGCAGCGGCGCCGCTGAAACGGTTTTTGGAGGTAGAATATGCCAAGCGGTTGGAGCAGTTGGTGAACGACAACACTGACGTCAACTGCGGGAAGGCTCAGGAGTTGCGCAAATTGCTGCGAGACCTGTTTGACCGGGATGTTGACACAAGCGAATAATCTGATTATGTAGGTAATAGGGTGGAGGATTCACCATGGTTGATGATGTAGACGACAAGGACACAAAAGACCCGATCACGAACTTCAACGAGGGGTTCCTGGAGGGTATTGACGATGGTACGCCGCCGGTAGGCACCGGTGATGATCCGTTGGATTTTGCTGACAAGCCGTCAACCGAGCCCAAGAAAGAGGTCACTACCGCTGAGGACGATGCCAGCGACGAGGACGAAGCTCCGCCCGTTGCTGTCGAGAAGCCTGAGCCGGTAAAGGAAGAACCCAAGCCCCCGCTGTCCAAGGACCAGGCGGCTGAGATTTATGAGATGCTCGACAAGCGGCTGCCCAAAGAGCAACCGCTGGAGCAACCCAAGAAGCCTGAGCCCGAGGCCAAGAAGGAGCCGGAACCCGAGAAGCCCGCGCTGACCGATGAGGAAGCGGCGCGGCTCAAGGAGCTGACCACTGAGTGGAAGGATGTCAGTGAGATGGTGGCCCTGCAGGTCAAGTCCGTTTCTGACACCATTGCCAAGGAGGTGACCAAGCAGATCGCCAACATCCGTAAGGAGCTGGAGGACCGCATCCAGCCCATGCAGCAAAGTGTGGAGATGTCCGCCGCTGAGCGTTATGATAGCGCCGTGCGCGAGGTACACCCGGAGGTCTACGACCCCAAGGTATCCAAGACATTTGGCGACGAACTGGTTAAGTGGGTGGGTGAGCAGCCGGCGTATTTGCGCGATGCCTATGCCAGGGCCTTTGACTCCCCGGACCCGCAGGACGCGATCGACCTGATAAGCCGGTTCAAGAACGAGACCGGTAAGGTGACCGAGAAAACTGAGGATCCGCCAGCAGAACCGGCGGCACCCGTGGAGACAGCAGACAAGGGTGACAAGAAAAAGCGACTGGAGCTGATGCAGTCGCCGACCTCACGTCGCACCAAGGGCGCTGAGAGTGACGACCCCCTGGACTTTGAGGGTGGATTCAAGGAAATGGTACGTGAAATCCAGCGTGCCGGATGATTTTCAACTGTGTGACTGAGGTGACGAGCAATGCCTACGACCTATTCTGACATTTCACCCCGCGTCGAGGGACGAGCCGTCGCGGATCTTCTGAAACGGGCTCTGCCCCTGCTGACGATCGAGAAGTTCGCACAGACCCGCGTGGTCCCGAACAACGAGACCAAGACGCAGAAGTTTCGCCGCTACAACCCACTCCCGCTGGCGGATACCCCGTTGGTTGAGGGTGTCACTCCGGTAGGGAACACCCCCAGCGTCATGGATGTTGAGGCCCAGCTGGAGCAGTACGGCGACTTCGTGACCCTGACTGACGTTATCATGGACACCCACGAAGACCCGGTGTTCTCTGAGATGCGTCAGGTGATTGCGGAGCAGGCTGCGCAGACCGTCGAGAAAGTGCGGTTTGGTTACCTCAAAGCGGGGACCAACGTGTTCTATGCCAACGGTGCCGCCCGCAACGCGGTGAACACCCCCCTGACCCTCACCCTGCAGCGCAAGGTGATCCGGGCCTTCCGTCGCCAGAACGCCATGCCGTTCACCAGCGTCCTGAAGTCCAGTGTGGTGCAAGAAGCGGAAGCGGTGGAAGCTTCCTACGTCGGCCTGGTTCACCCGGACTGTGAGTTTGTTATCCGCGGCCTGACGGGCTTCAAGCACGTCAAGGACTACGGTACTGGCCCCATCTGGGAAGGTGAGATCGGCGCAGTGGAGAGTGTCCGCTACGTCATGTCTACCGTGTTCGAGTCCTGGCCGGACGCCGGCGGCGCAGTGGGCAGCAACATCACCACCGCCAACGTTGCTTCCGACGTGTACCCGGTCATCTACCTGACGGCCAACGCCTTCGCTACGATCGCCCTGCGCGGCCAGAATGCGATGAGCCTGATAGTCAAGAACCCGGGTAGCGGCGGTAGTACCGACCCCCTGAACCAACGTGGCACCATCGGCTGGAAAACCATGATGACCGCTGTGATCCTGCAGCAGTTGTGGATGGCCCGCGCCGAAGTCGCTATTCCTGAACTGAGCTAAGAGGTGGAGTAAGATGACGACTCAATACAATGCACGGGAGCTGAAGGCTCCCACCATCGAGTCCATCACGGACGCGGCTCTGAAGCACCTCCTAGGTAACCGGGTGTTGGCTTCAGCGGCCCTGGCCATTGGCTCAACAGCGGCGAACGTCGCCACGGGTGCGTTTACCTACATGATCGGCGGCCAGATTTACTCCAAGGGCGCCGTGGCTGCGGGTACTGCGTTCACGGACCTGACGCCGCTGGTGGACGGCAACACGGCGATGTACCTGCTGGCTATCAACGCCGCGGGTACCATCACCATCATCAACGGTGAGCCCACGCCCATCGTTGATGGCCAGCCCAGTGACCTGCGCGTACCGGCCTGCCCCCTCGACCATGCCCCCCTGGGTGCGGTCAAGGTGGCCACCGTCGGTGCGAACTTCGTACCGGGTACCACAGCGTTGTCGGCGGGTACCGTGACGGACACCTACTACAACTTCGGTATCGCTGTTCGCACCGTGGTCTAATAGCCCCCCTTTGGGAGCCTCCGGGCTCCCCGTTTTATCAGGAGTTGTTTATGAATGACGAATTTGACGACCTGATGGGGCTGGGCGACGAGAAGCCAGCGCCAGCAGAGCCCAAGATTAAGGGCGGCTCACGCACCAAGAAAGAGGCTGAGCCCGTGAAAGAAGCGCGCCGTACCATTATCATCGACGAAGTAGAGGGCCAGCCCAACTACGAAGTCGTGGGTGTGAACGGTGTTGTGTACCAGATACAACGTGGTATCGAGACCTCTGTACCTGAGTCGGTGGTGGGTGTACTGCGCAACGCCATTGCGACCAAGTATGTGAAGGTGCGCCGCGCTGATGGTCTTGAGGATCTGCAGAAGCGTAATCTCAGCTCGATCCCCTGGCGGTTGGTTGGGTAAGTGACTACCGCGGGGCAGCTGCTCAAAGAGCTGAAGCATGTCCTCTATGAAAGCCCTTACGACGGTTTCTGGACGGACTCCATGCTCCTTGGCTACATGGCTGAGGGGCAGGACCGTTTCTGTGAGGACACGGGCTACTTCGTAGACCCCCAGACCTACACTATCACCACGGCGGTGGACACCCAAAGCTACCCGATCAGCTCGCGCATCATCCGTGTGATGGACGTGTATGACGCCGGCCGGCCATTGCGACGGTACGAAGAACAGAGTAAGGAGGGGTGGCAGAACCCCCAGCTGTTTGAGTACCAGTCCAACACCCAGCGTGTCTGGGGTTTCCAGACGGACTTCGCCCCAGGTTATGTAACCCTGTGGCCTATCCCCCAGGACGTGCGGACGCTGACCATGCGCGTCTGGCGCTACCCGCTCAAACACCTGTGCGAGAGTGGCGTGAACACCGAGGTGGAGATCCCGTCGCAGTTCGCCCGGGCCATCATCGAGTACGCGGCGTTCAAGGCGTACAACCATCACGACCAGGAGCTGCAGGACATGCTCAAGGCCAGTGACCACTTTGCGGCCTACCAGTATTATGTGGACCGTGGGGAAGAATCCTTCCGGCGCCTGCGCGGCGCTGAGATGCGGGTCGGCCCCTCTCCTGTCTACGTGGTGTAGGCCGTGACCAGCCCCCGCGACAACGATATCCTGACCCTCGCCGGGTGGCCGGGCGGTATCAACAACCGTGCGCGTGAGACCGAGAACGTCAACATCGACAATCGTCTGCGGATCCCCGCGGGCGAGTTCCTGCGCAGTGCGATCAACGTGGACCTCACCCAGCAGGGCAAGCCTATTCGCCGGCGTGGGTATGCGTCGGTGGTCGAGGGCTTTACACACAGCCTGTGGCGCGTCGGGGACGCCCCCTTCGCCCTGGTGGTGCGTGAGGGCTACCTGTGTACCGTGAGTGGCCCAGAGCCGTTGGTTGAGCAGGTGACCACGGTAGACTGGTCACGGCCAATGTCTTACACCACCGTCAACGACCGGGTGTATTTCAGCAACGGCCTCGACAAGGGCTACATTACTTTCGACGGTGAGTTGCGCCCCTGGGGGCTGCCGGTGCCGGCCACGCCTGCCCTGTCGCTGACCCCTAGCCTCGGCCTCAACGCGGGGCAGTACCAGGTGGCGGTGACGTTCACCGGCGCTGATGGCGAGGAAGGCGGCGCATCGGAGGCTGCGACCATCACGGTAGCGCAGGGGGGTGGGTTCACTGTGGCCATGCTCTCGGCACCGGTGGAGGCCGTCCAGCGCAACGTCTATGTGACCCAGGCCAACAGCGAGGTGTTCACCCTCTACGCTACGGTGCCGGCCGCCACGCTGTCCGTGGATGTCTCCCTGTCGGGGATGGGCGCCGGGCGCGTGCTGGAGACCCAGCACCTGGAGTCAGTGATCGCTGGTGACATCGTGCGCTACTTCAACGGGCGTATCTATTTCAGCGTGGGCGAGGCGGTATTTTTTACCGAGGCGCTGCGCTACGGGCTGGTGCGCTACTCGCAGGCCCTGTACATGATGCCTAAGCCAGTGGCGCTGCTGGAGCCGTCCGAGGACGGACTCTATGTGGGCTACGGCAAGACTGTGGTGTTCCTGGGTGGTAACAACCCCTATGATGTGAGCAACACCCGGGTCAACTCCCGTGGTGCTGTCCCTGGCACCGGTACCCGCGTTCCCGGCTACTTCCTTGATCGAGAGCTGGAGCATCTGCCGGTGTGGTGGACCCAGCAAGGTGGGCTGGTAGCGGGGCTGCCAGGTGGCGAAGCGCAGCAGTTGACACAGGACAGGTTGGCCGTGCCATCGTTCGGCGCAGGTGCTATATTGGCCCGGGAGCGAGAGGGTATGCGGCATCTGGTCTCCGCTCTGCGCCAGCCGGGAGAAAATTCGTTTGGCGCATCGGACTCTGTGGTGGCCGAGATTCGCCGCAATGCTGTGAAAACTTGAGAGGTGAACCCGATGACGGACCAAAAGATCAAACGCGCGCTGGACGAGGGGGCTTTCGAGCTGACCGAAGACGGCATCCTTCTGCCCGCCCTGCGCCTGCTGGCCCGCGGCGAATTCTGCTACAGCAAACGGGGAGAGCCCGAGGAATTCACCCACAACTTGGTGGTGACTGAGGGCCTCAACTACATCCTGGGCTCCGCGCTGCGCGGTGTCACGGCGATCCCGTCGTGGTACATCGCCATTTTCTCCGGCGACGTTACCGTGGCAGCCGGGTGGACCGCGGCCAACTTCACGGCCAACGCCACCGAGCTGACCGCCTACAGCAGCGCAACACGCCCCGCGTGGGAACCTACTGCAGTTTCTGGTGGTGTTATCAGTAGCTACTCCGCCAAAGCTGAGTTCGTGGCTACGTCGGCGATTACGGTACGTGGTGCGGGCCTGCTGTCCAGCTCGGTGAAAAGTGGTACTACTGGCACCCTGGTTGCGGCCAGCAAATTCGGCACAGCCAAGTCGCTGGCGGAGGACGAGATCCTCGACGTGGGCTACCAGCTGACCTTGACGCCGGTATAAGCCCTTGTGCGGTACACCGATGAGGTTCGGATACGGTTCAAAGGTAGCAAAGACCTCGCTGCCCAGTTCATACCGCTCGGGCGCACCCTTCTTGGGGGTGTGCTCCGACGTGGTGGGGAGCTGGGTAGCCTCAGTCAGTCGCTGATCCGCAAGACCTTTCCCGGCGGCCTGCACATCGAAGCGGGTTACGTCGGGAATCTCCCCTACATCAACATCGATGTGTCCCAGCTTGACGAAGAAGCTGTTGACCGGAGCTTCCTGCTGAAGCTCGCGTGGGAACCCGAGGGCATTGTGCTCACCCCGTCAACGGGACGCGAGGATGACGAGGATTATCTGGAGTGGGGTCTTCCCAGCCGCAGGGCCGACACCACTGGGCAGAAGCTGTCCGCTGAGGTAGATGAGGAAGGCGCCCCTATTAACCCTCTCGGGCTGACCGAGAACGGGTCGATGCCCCAGGTTATCCTCAACAAATACCCGAACAACAAGTACCTTGATCGGGTGGAGTTCGTCAGTGGGCTCCCTGACACAGTTGCTGTACTGGAAGGCCCCAACCCCCAGTTGCGCACAGAAATTGCTTCGCCGCAGGAAGGTGGGCCGGTACGGTACGCCTATGGGCTGAAGCTGTCGGAGCCCTACAGCTACGCTTACCAGCCTGACTACTATGAGGGGGTGGAGTACTGGAACATCGAGGTGGGCGACATCAATGTCCCCGGTGTCTATGAAGTGCTGCGTGAAGGGGATACCACCTATACTCGGCAGTTGGCCCGGCAGTTCACCCGCGACTTTACCAGTCTGATCTATGAGGAACCCGCCGACGAGTGGTTCACCCATCGGCCGGAAGAAGTGCTGTACGCCGGCGCGGTAGCGGAGTCTATTTTCCAGGAGACCAACGGCTACCGGGCGGCAGTGGGCGAGGAACCGGTGTACCGGATGGTGCGGGGGGACACCAACGCCGCACCGTTGATCGGGCGGCAGACGGCCAGGCCGCCCGGCCACTTCTTTCATTCCCACCCCGACTTCCAACCGGGCTACCGGACGACCTCGGGGCGGGTGTTCAGTACCACGGGGCGCGAGCCATTCATGTCTCTCGGACACAACTTCCGGGAGAACATTCTACTATTGTCGCCAGACGGCATACCCGAGTGGGCGACGACCCCGACGCTGGTAGGGCAGTTCATTGCTGAGTCATGGAGGGACTCCGCTGAGCACTACCCCAATATGGTGGACAGTCTCTGGTCGGAGTTTGCTTTACCCTTCGCCACGTGGGGTGGGGGGACCAAACTCGCGTCGCACCACATCGGTGCCGGCGGAGGGCTGAACGCCTACGTGGACCGCAACGACGCTACGCTCCCTGCGGACCAGTTCAACCCTGTCCCGCTCATCGGTATCAACAACCACGAGTGCTGGGCGCAGTTATTTTGCGCGCGTGAGTCGTGGGTGCCCATCTACGACGACTTGCACGAAGGGGCACACGGCGCTACCGGGGTGGGCAACGGTACCAACCCTTACTCCCACTCACACTTCCCGGACGCCCGCTGGGTGGGCTGGGGGCGGCATCAGTATGAGATACCATCAGGGTTGATACAGGCCATCGTTCCTACAGACGTGGAGACTGACGATTTTCTGGGATGCGTAGGTAGCGCCATGATCGAGCAGCAGGTCGAGGTTGAGCGTGATGGTGAGATTGTGTTCGATACGGAAAAGTGGGTCCGCTGTGTTTACTATACTAGCACTGCGCTGATCGACGCTCGCGCTGGCGGAGGGACGTACCCCCAGGAAAGCGACTACGTGCGCATGTTCGTGGTGAAGTTCCCAGTGCGCATTACCGAGTCTTCGGAGATTCCCTGGCGCCCGGATGATGCCGATGATGGGCGGTGGGAGATTGAGTATGAGTGGGAGTGGCTGCTGGAGGACGACTGGTTGACCAATCCCCCGGCCAAGGTGTGGTTCAACTCCACCGGCGACCGGTTCACATTCACCATGCACAAGATCAGCGATACCTACAACGAAGCATTGGACTATCTGGCGCAATTCTGGAGTGAGCACACTTACACGGACACAGGTTTGGGTACCCCCGTGACGCGGGACGCGGATATTTCTGCACTGGAGAATCCCCGTGCTGCGGTGAACTGCCACCACTTCGAGTGGGACGACTCGCTGGTGGGGACAGACGCCCCCATGACGGAGTACGTTCCGACCCCTCTGGTTGCGGAGATTACTTGTTGGACGTCAGACCCGGACGACGACCCGCTTGACAGCGAAGCCCCCGGGTTCTGGCTAACGTTCTACAAACGGGTGCTCAACGGCACCTATGAGGTTTTTCCACACTATGATCCGAACGACGTGCTGTCCTATGTGGTGCTTCAGGTAGACGAGAAATCTAACCAGCTCGGGCATCGCCTGGACGGCCCAGATTTCGGCGGTCGCTATAGCTACTGCTGGCGGTACCGGAAGATGGTGTTCCCCAGTGGCAAAGAAATAGTGTACATGCAGCAGTATATGGAGGGGTTGTTTCCTACGACGTTTCTGGAAGGCGAACGGACAGAGGACACAGGGCAGGAAGACGACGCAGTGTGGCCAGGCAGCGGCGACGCCAGTTTCTTCTGCATGGTTCACTACATGGACCTGCTGCGCGAGGACATTATCTACAGCAAGATTTTCACTGAGAAAGAATGGGTGTATTTTCCCTCTGACCCACCGGATGAGCGGCGTCTGCGGGTAGATGGTGACGTAGAATACTGGATGGACCTTGACCCCAACGAGGGTGACGAGTTTCCCTACGGGCGGACTATCGAGCTGTTGTACACGATACCCAAGAGTCTCGACAACCCGGCGATCAATACGCTGCCCAAGAGTGACACCGACCCGGAGCCCTTCAGGAGTTCGCTGCCCAACTCCCGGTGGATCTACAACATGGATGTGTCGCCTTCCACCATCTTCCATGCAGAGCCTGCTGGTGCAGGACTCATCCGCGCCAACACCTCTGGGATGATAACTCCTGATGTGGATGACGCTGTGGGGGTGTTCGCTACAGTGACGCCTGCGGGAGCCTATGTGCGTCCACCCTATAGAACTTTTCCCCAAGAGACCGTTGACGTACCCTGGGGGCGTCCGCCGGCAGGCGACTACCAGGTGTCGTGCTTCACAGGGTACCAATACCACGGCGACTCCAACACCAATTACGTAGGAACAGGCAAACTGGCGTTGTCGTTTATGAACTGCAACATCGGCCCGCAGTTCTCCAAGCTCGGGGAGGTGCAGGCCAAGGTCGTGCGCTACGAGGACCGCATCATCGTGCGGGTAGGTATTAACCATGTCAACAAGGTGGGGTACCTCCCCCCGACATACACTAAAGCTGTGGGCTCCACGTTTGCTTTTAGTGAGTGGGAGTACTATGCTCCACCGGAGGATGGTGAGGTGTTGCTGTGGGCTAACTTCGATATTGACGAAGCGTTGGGTATCGAGGGTGTGAGGGACGTGTGGCCGATGGGTAAGGTACTGTGAGCGCGCATGGGTTTTTCCAGACGGCAGTTTTTGTTTGTGGGGGCGGCATGGCCGCTAGTGGCTATGGCGGATAACTGCTACTGGGTCGAAGAACTCGGCGCTGTGGAATTATGTACAGGCGCGGATCTACCGCCCCTAGCTGATGGCTGGGTCCGCTTTGACTCTGAGCCTGATCCTATCGCTGGCCGGTCTTTCTACACCACATTCTATGGGGAAAGCCGGGCGCCTATGGCGGCGCGCCCCGCATTCGGTAACGGAAAGATCGTTGTCGCAGCAGGATTTAGTTACGGCGTTACGGGCAACGGCTCAAACGAAACCTACGCGGTGTTTGTGTCCGATGACGACGGTTTCACTTACGGCGACTGCATTGAGAAGTTTACGTGGCTTCCGGGGGCGGGCACTTACTACGGCGGCTATGACGCCTGCCCGTATTGGCGGGGAGTGGACGAACAGTTTGGTACTTTCATAACTTTCGATGGGTCGCTGTTCTATGTTGTGAGCAACACCAGCAACGACGACAGCGACAACGTGCAGCGCATTGTTACCTCCCGGTCAGCCGATGGCGAAACCTGGACTACGGAGAATGTCGTTGGAGCAAACCACACTGTCACGCATACCGATTCGATTGACGGAGACCTGTATTACCTCGGCACCAACCATGTCGATGCGGTAGTGGATTTTTCTGAGACTGGCCGGTACACCGCAGGCTATTCCGACGATCACGGCGCGACGTGGACTACGCACGTTTTCACCGAGGCCGAGCACAACTATGGCGGCCAGCCGACCGACCGATTCGAGTCCTGCTCGGCGGATGCCGTAGGCCTGCACATAGCCTACCTGGGCTACATTGACGACCCGTATTTCTACGGCATTCTCTACCATCGGCCGACATCCAAGACCACTTGGGCTGCGCCTAGCATGGTGTACGACGTGGACACGGAGGGGCCGAGCTACTTTCTCATCGAAGAAGGCTGTATCGAAGTTCTTGCCTCACGCAGCCGACCGGGAGAGGTCTATCTTGGCTTCGCCCTCACAGGAGACTCCGACGCGCTGGCGTGGCGTCGGTCTACTGATGGAGGGGCAACCTTTTCCAGCTTGATATATGCATGGATTGGCAGCGTAGCCTTATCCGAATATTTTGACTTTATTCAAAGTCAGAACAAGCAGGTGGCCGTTGAACTGGATGACGGGCGCATTGTTATCGTGTTCGTTGTTTCATCTTACAACAGCGACACTTTCGAGAGTTTCGTAACTGTGACCTATGTGGTTTCTGAGGACGGTATGCAGACCTTTTCTGCGCCCGTCGCGGTGTCGGTGAACGAGTGGATATCAGACAGCAGCTTTAGAGCAGAAAGAATCAGGGCTTGTGCCAAAGGCAATGATGTAGTGGTCACCCAAACCCGTCGAAACACCGCCGGTAACAACCTGATTTTCCGACCGTAGTGCAAAGCCGGGGCAATTGATACATAATGCTTTTTGAAGCCGCTGAGAGGGCACAGAAATGGCCAACGGATTAGCTGAATACGCGATCGACAACGTGTTGAACCACCTGTTCGCCACGGGTACCTTTGCGAAGCCCACTGGGCACACGCTGCACCTGTACGATGGTGACCCCCACGGCGGGGGTACGGAAGTCAGCGATACCGTCGATGATACGGCCTACGTGGAACAGAGCATTACCTTTGAGGACGAAGGGGTCACAACCGACGACCGGGTTTACAACGACCTGGCGTGTACCTTCCCGGCTGTGGTGTACGGCTCCGGCGCGGCTGCCTACGACGTGACACACTGGGCGGTGAAGGACGGTAGTGGAAATATGTTGGCCGCAGGTGAATTGCCTGTGACTGTGACGCGGCTGGTGGGGGAACCTCTGGTTTTCGCAGTCGGCGCAATTTACGTTGAACTAGCGAGGACCGCATAATGGCATTCTCAGTATCTGCCGGGCTCCGCAACTACATGCTGGACACCGGCGCTTTCAAAACGGCGATGGACCTCGGCTTTCTGCGTATTTACGCAGGTGCAGTTCCCGCCGACGCAGAAGCTGCGCTCGGTGCGGCTACCCTCCTGTGTCAGTTGTCTGTCAGCGGGGGCGGTACCGGGTTAACGTGGGAATCCCCTGCAGTCAGTGGCGTCATCTCAAAGGCGACCGCCGAGACCTGGCAAGGGACGAACGTAGCCAGTGGCACCGCCACCTTCTTCCGCTTCGTTCAGCCTGCTGACGACGGTACCGCTGACCCTGACCAGTTGCGTGTTCAGGGGACGGTCGGGCTGGTTGGTGCGGAATTGAACCTGTCGAGTGTCACACTGACTGCTAGCGCGATACAGACCGTTAATCACTTCAATGTGGCCTTGCCTACTCTGTAACGTATGGGGGGCTGACTTCCGCAGGCATCGTCTAGGGTTGCCTTCGTTCAACGGGGTGAGGTAGATGAGCTGGGAATTGAATAGGCTGCTGAAGACGACGGGGATCACCTACATCCCCGGTAGTCCGGCTATCCCTGGCTCGGCTGGTAGCGCAGGCACCCCCGCGTACACCTACTGGGAAGAAACCGTAGTCTCTGGCGCTACCTACTCCAGCCCGCTCCCGCCATCCGGCTGGGACACTATAGTCACGACGCCCCTCCCCGGCGGAGGTACGCAGACAATTCGTTCCGGTGGCTACCGATACTTCGACGGTGTTAAAGCCTACCTGTCTGCGATATTCGCAGGTGTGGAGTACATCTATGTAGCCGAGTCCCAGACGGTGCTCGTAGAGGTATCTGTACCGGCGGTGCCCTCTGTACCGCCCACCCCACCGGTGCCTGCCACCGAAGCGGAGATCATCGAGGACTACAACCTCGGATGGAACTCAGGAGCACTCGGCCCCGCCCCGCTGGCGGTGAACACGGTGTTCAGGTGGCGTATGTCTGCGGGCAACGTCGGGTCCGTAGTCGGCCTCACACTGACCACCGCACCGCAGGATAACGGCTATACCGGCATGAGTTTGTCGGTCATGGCGCAGAGCGGTATTTACCAGCTGTATCGTGGCGGGATACCGTTCGGTGCGACCGCGCAGTTCACTGACTATACGCGCTTCGCTCTCTCCCGGACCAATACCGGGGACGTAGAGGTGTACGTTGACGGTGGTCTGGTGCACACTGAGGAACTGGCCGCCGACGTTATTGTGGACTGCTCCCTTTTCAGTGGCGGAGACCTGATCTGGGACGCTGAGGAACTTGCTGTTGCGCTGGCCCCGCTCAACACAAACCTCGGTGCGGTCACGGTATCCGATGCCCAGGCGGTCGCCTCGGCCATAGCGGTCACACGGGTGGTCGGGCCGGGTACAGCGATAGGCGTCGCCGGGGCCACCACCGTCTCACGGGCGATCAACGGGCAGGTCAAGGTCGATGGCTCTGTTTATGTTGACATCGGTGAGACCAGCGAAGAAGGTGGGACTGGCGGCGGTAGGACGCTCACAGCGGCGGTCGGGGTAGCTGGTGCGATCACCCCAACCCAGACCTTCGGTCCCGGTACAGCGAAGGGAGTAGCCGGGGCTACCACAACGTCCGACGCCGTGGCCACCGGGGACACTGCGACCGGTGTGGGTATCAGCACGAGCGGCGGTAGTGGTGACCCAGCCATGCTACCGCTGGCGGGTGCAGCCTCCGGCCCAGGCGTCGCCGTTGGGTGGACCGGTAATTACGTAGGCGACGCCATGCGTATGAGGCCGCTCACGGTGTCCGCGGCGGGCGGCCTGGTTGAACCGACCATTGGTATTGGCACTCTGACACTGGCGCCGATGGACGGCGACGCGGGCGGTGTGACGGGCGGCATATCGGTCAGCTCATCGTGCAGTATGCTACCGCTAAGGGCGCTCGCATCGTCAGAGACTGAGTACTCTGAAGGGTATCTCTCTTTCCCACCGCTCATAGGCATTGGGACAAACATACCCTACGAAGCGAACATAGCGATACAGAAGATTGTCGATTACGCCGATGACAATACCAACCCAACACCTACTGTGCAGGACTACGCAGATGCGGGGGTCGTTGGCGTCATACCGGAGAACCTCGATGCTGTAAACGAAGCGATAGACGCCCTGACCGGCGAAGATGTAGGAACCACTGAGGACATCCAGGCGGTTGTCGATGGTGTGCTCGCCGCCATCGAGGCCATTGAGAAAATCGCTGACTACGCCGATGACAATACCAACCCTATCCCCGCTGTAGAGGACTATGAAGTAGCCGGGGTCATTGGCGTCACACCAGAAAACCTCGATGACGTGAACGCAGCGATAGACGCTGTGACCGGCGCGGAAGCTGATACACTTGAGGAAATACAGGCGATTGTTGATGCGGTTCTCGCAGGGGTTACCTTGAAATTTGTTTCGGAGACAGTCTCCACTAGCAGCACCATGCAGTACAACCTGGGGGTCCATGTGCTGGAGCGTCTGAGTGTGCTGGCGGCCGCCCAGACCTTCTGGAACCCGCAGGCGGAGATCCTGGAGAACCTCACCATCGCTGCTGCGCAACAGATCGCCGTGGCGCTCAATATACCTGAAGCGGTGAGCGTGGAAGATGCGCAAACGTTTGCACTCGCCCTCAACATCGCTGAGCGGATGGTGCTGGACGGGCAGGTGGAGACGTTCTACGAGGCGGTAGCGCTGCTGGCGGAGGCGGTGAGCATCACTGATGCCACCCGCGAGGCATGGTCCCTGTCCGCTGCGGAGGCGCTGAGCGCTGCCGATGCCACCACGGAGCTGTTCAAGCAACTCGCGCTGCTGGCCGAGGCCCTGTCCGCTACCGATGCCATGGAGAACGTTCTGGCCATCGTGGTCAGTGAAAGCGTCTCCATGGAGATCGCCGACGGTGTGGACATCCTGGGCCACTACCTCGCCAACGTCTCGGAGCAACCCGGCATCTGGGTAGGGTTCAAGCTGGGCGACGAAGCATTCACCGGCTGGGTGGTAAACACCGAAGGCAACAAGCCCATCAGTGAGTACACCGACTACCCGTTCAACTCGTTCTGTGAGCTGGGCGGTGTGTACTACGGTGCGGCGGAGGATGGCTTGTACCGTCTCGACGGTGGTGACGACGCCGGTGAACCCATCAGTGCATCCATTATGACCATGATGACCGACTTCAACAGTACCAAGATGAAGCGTGTCCCCACGGCCTATGTGGGGTACACTGCGGATGGTAAGATGGTGCTGCGGGTGAGGGCTGTGAGTGGTGGTGAGTTACGCGAGCATTGGTTCACAGCGACCCACCGCACAGCAGATGCGCCGCGTGAGCAGGTCATCAAACTGGGCCGGGGCATCCGGTCGCGGTACTGGCAGTTCGAGCTGGCCAACGTGGACGGTGCGGACTTTGAGATTGACAAGCTGGAGTTGTATCCGGTCTTCCTGAACCGGAGGGTGTGAGCGATGAGTCTTGGTTGGAACAGTCTGTGGTTGCCCCCGGCCTCGAACGAGGTCTCCACCCAGTTCTCGTGGTTCGTGAACCAGGCCAACTTCTTTACCAACGAAGCGCGTGGCTTTGTCAGTGATCTCTCGACCTTCACTATCACGCCGGTCACGATCAACGAGCTGACGTTCGACAATAACCTGACGTTCACGCCGTTTGAGAAGCCTGATGCGCCGGTGTTTGAGCCGCCGCTGGTAACGCTCACTGACCCTCCAGAGAGGCCAGATGTCGTAGAACCGTCGTTCGCCACCTTGAACAACGTGCGAGCGCCCAATGTTTCCCTGCCTACTGCACCCAACGTCAACACCATCGCAGCGCCGGACATCACCCCGATTGCGTTTGACGGTGCGGCGCCGGTATTGGGTGAGGTGGACATCCCCACGCCGGGGGTCTACACCCTACCCGATGTCCCCACGCTGGAGGCGCTCAACCTGCCGGATGCGCCGGACATCGACTTTGAGCAGTTCGAGTTGGTACGCCCCGATTTCCAGGATCCTTCCGAGCACCTGTACACCAACGACTACGTGAAGAACGCCGGTGACGCCCGCGCAGCCATCTTCACCCAGGTGGATGAAGCGTTCGAGGCAGCGCAAACCGAACACAACCTGCGCAACGCCGACGGTGACAAGGCGCTCAACCGGCTGGGTCTCATGCTGGATGGGGGCTCTGGTCTCCCGCCAGCGATCGAGCAGGCGTTGTTTGACCGCGGCATCAGTCGGGAGGAAATCACCTCCCAGCAGTCCGTGGTGCAGTCCTACGACGAATGGGCGGCACGAGGCTTCTCCCTGCCCGGCACAACCCTGCTGGCCCGGGTGCGCGAGGCCCGTCAGGCCAACCGTGATAACCGTGGCCAGATCAACCGCGACCTGACCATCCGCTTCTACGAGCAGGAGATCGAGAACCTCCGCTTCGTGGTGCAGCAGGGTATTGCGCTGCAGGGCCAGGTGTTCGACCAGTATCTGCGGATGCACACCTCTGGGCGTGAGATTGCTGACCGGGCGTTCGACGTGGCCCGCGCCATCTTCGACGCGCGCATCGAGATTTTCCGCCTCAACCTGCAAATCTACCAGGCCGACATCCAGGCATTCCGCGAGCGGCTGCAGGCGGAGCTGGCCCGTCTTGAGGTATTCCGGTCCCAACTCGAAGCCGAGCGGGTGCGCGGGGAGATCAACGAGCAGCGGGTGCGCATCTACGTGGCCCAGTTGCAGGCGGTGGATACGCAGGTGCAGGTGTTCCGGTCGCAGGTGGAAGCGGCCAACGCCCAGATCGCCGCGCAGGGTGCCAAGGTCGAACTGTTCAAGGGTCGGATCGATGCCTACAAGACTTCGCTCGAAGGCGAGAAAGTCAAAGTGGACATCTTCGATACCCGCGTCCGGGCGGAGCAGTCCCGGGTCAACATCTACGAGGCCCAGGTCCGCGGCTACGCTGAGGCGCTGCGTGCCTATGATACCGAGGCCCGGGTCGAGATCAGCAAGATCGACGCCCGCAACCGGGACAACGATGCCCGTACCAACCGCTACCAGACCGAGGTACAGGCGTGGGCCACCGGTGTTTCTACCCAGATCGAGAACCTGCAGGCGCTGACACAGGTATTTCAGGCGCAGATCAGCCAGTACAATGCAGAGCTGGGGGCTGAGTCCTCACGGCTGCAGGGTGAGGCTCGCAACCAGGAGCTGGTGCTGGAAGGCGAGCGGGCCAAGCTGGCCGCGCGCTTGAAAGTGGGTGACCAACGGATTGAGGAAATGCGCCACGCGACTTCGCTGGGGCTGGAGACCATTCGCACCGCGGCGACCACGCTCTCCCAGTTGGCCGCGTCGGCCATGAGTGCGATCAACGTGAGTGCGGGCATCAGCAACAGCCTGTCGTCCAGCTCTGGCTGGAGTTCCAGTTACACCGAGTCCGGCACAGCGTCGGGTGAGTAGAGGGTAGGGTTATGGCAACAGCAGAGGAATTGCGCCGGCGCATCGCGGAGCTTAACCGTGACACCGCGGCGCGCACCGGAGCCAACCCGGCGTCGGAGAGTATGCGTCAACGGATGGCGGCGAGCAACCGGGTGGTAGCGCGTGACTTGCGCAATAACCCCGCTTCAGACTCGATGCGCACGCGGATAGCGTCGCTGGACAGGGACACCGCTCGTACCTTGCGGGGCGCCCCTACTGCGCCGGCTGGTACGCAGTTCACTTCCCCCAACGCGGCATCCTTCTCTGGCACCAGCGCCACACCTTCACCACGGGGGGCAGGCATACTCGGTCGCGTTGGTAGCGCCCTTCGCCAGCCCGTTGGTGGTACGATCCTGCGTGGTGCTGGGCGTGGCGCTATGGGGCTGGGGCGCATGGCTCTGGGTTTACCGGGGTTGGCGGTGGGCGCGGGGTTGCTGGCCTACCAGAACCGCAGTGGTGACGCTATCGCTGAGCGCACCGGCCTGGACGACCTACAAAACCGTATGATCTCCAATGACCCAGAAGTTTCTCGTGCGGCGGTGGCGGAGTTCCGTGGTACTCAGCAAGGCGGCGCACCGGAGAGCGTGCTGGGGGCTGGGCCTGCCCCACTCCCTGTAGATGGTAGTGTGCCAGAAAACACCGTCCGCACCGCCGACGGCCGCGTCCTGCCGGTGGACCTCGACACCCAAGTGAACACCATGTCACCCGAGAACTTCACCCGCATCGGTCCCGGTCTGAGCCAGCGGCTGGGTGATGCGCGTCTCGCTGCTGCGGAGCGGGGTGACTTTGGTCAGCTGGAAACCGACCGCGCCGCTTTTGGCACCCAGCTCGCAGGTATCCGAGAGTCTCTGCGCAACCAGCGCGTAGATGAGCTGACCCGCCAACTGCAAACCCGTGGTAGCAGCCCCAGTGCGCGCCAGGAAATACAGGCAGAACTTGCGCAACTCAACACAGATGCTGACCGCGAAGCAGGTCTCGCCGCCCGGCAGATCGAGGCTGACTCACGTCGCGCGCCACTACAGGATCCGATGATGAGCCCGCAGGTGATCGCCGAGCGGCTGCGCCAGGAAGGGGCTGACCGCCGACAGACACAGGATCCGGCTCTGGACCTGTTGACCGGGTTTGAGCCTGTTGAGGACTTGCGTGGAGAGACTACAGCGTTCCGTGCGAGCAACTCACAGGGCGTGCCCGTGGTCATACCGCAGTCCATGCTCTCGACCTTCGCTGGGCAGTACCAGACGTTCCGGGAGGATGGCACCATACCAGCCACCATGAGCTTCGCTGACTTCGTGTCGCGTATACAGGCCGAGGCAGGGCAAGGCTGATGGCTGACGCCCCTGTCCCGCTGAGCGACGCCGAGCGGCAGTTCGCTGCGCGCCTGCGGGAGCAATCCATTGCACCACCCACCCCAGACACCCGTGGTGACCTCCGCGCCGGTATCAGCTCGGGTATCAGCCAGCTCACTGACCAGGCGGTGGGCGAGTCCGCTGTTGGCCTGGGCCGTGTTTTAGGGTCTGAGCGCCTTGAGCGGTTCGGCGAACGCCGGGTGGCTGCCGGGCAGGAGGCCATGCAGCAGGCTGCTGAGGGGCGTGTAATACAACCCACCGATGTACGTTCGGTAGGTGATGCGGCTGACGCCTTTCAGTTCGCACTGGGGCAGCAGCTCCCCCGGGTGGCTGCGGTTGCCGCGGCGGGCGGTGCCGGTGCTGTCGCTGGTCGCCGTGTAGCGGGCACGCCTGGTGCCATCGCCGGCGGCGTACTGGGCGCCATGGGCGTCAACCTGCCTACGCTCTATGGTGAGGCTCGCGGTGAGCAGCGCGAGGTCGGTGTGGACGACCAGGCAGCGGCGTTGCGCACCGGCGCTGCCGCGGCGACCGTAGAGACCCTATCCGACGCTGCGTTGTTCGGTGCCGGTAGGCTGCTCCGTGCCGCAGGGTTCTCACCAGCCAATAAACTGCAGGCGGTCCTCGGCGCCGCGGCGGGGAACATCCCGGTGCAGGCCGCCACTGAGCTTGCCCAGGAGGAAATTTTCCTGCGCGCACGGGAGGCCATGGACCCCGAGTTCGACATCGGTGGTGAAGAAGCCACGATGCGCAGGATCAATGCTGCCATCCTCGGTGCGGTACTCGGCCCGACCTTCGCCGGTGGTATAGCTGCGCTCCAGCGTGGCCCCCAGCGGACGCAGGACCGGGAGCCCGAAGAAGACGCCGGTGTACCTTTGCCACCCGGCCAGGACATCGCACCGGGGCAGGCCGCGCCTGTCGAGTCCGGTGTGGCCCCGGCAGCAGCACCTGAGCCCGTCGCCGGTGTCCAACCTGTGGAGGGCCAGCCGGTCGCCCCTGAGCCGGTGCAGGACATCCCCGACAGCGAAGTGCCCATCGAGGCGCTGGGGCTCACTCCTGAGCCTGCCCCCGAGCCGGTGGCCGTGTCACCCGCCCAGCTGGACGCCGCACAGGCTACTGGCCAGCCTGTTGTGCAACCTGCTGTCGAGCCTGCGCAACCTAGTACACAACCGCTTGCTGCGCCAGTAGACACTACATCCGCTGTTGCGCCAACTGACGCTACTGGGGCAACCGCGCAAATTACCCAGCCAGAGCCTGCTGCGCAGCCCACACCTTCGACTGACGCTGCGACGCCGGTGCGGCTGCCTGACCCGGATACCCCAGCTGCCCGGGCTGAGGGTGTCGAGATCACTCCGCTGGACGGCGACCCCATCACCTGGCCCTCCCCTGACGGCGAGCGGCGGGTACTGGGTACCACTCCCACGGGTGAGGTTGTGGTCGAGACCGCTGGGCAGCAGCGCGCTGTGTTGCCCCAGGCTGAGCTGCGCACAGCGATCGAGCTGGACCTTGAGGCATCGCGGGCAGTGGCCCCACAGAAAACCCCTGAGCGAGCGCTGGTGGATGGCGAGGTGGCCCGGGTCACAGGCGATGAACCTGCGCCGACAGCACCAGAGGTGGTCGCGCCTGAAGCAGCGCTGCCCTCGGCGACGCCTGCTCCTGAGCCGGTACCCGCCGCGGCGCCCGAGCCAGCGCCTGCACCGGAGCCCACTACGGCTACACCGCTGGAAGCAACGCCTGTACCCGAGAGTGTATCAGCGACGCCTGCGCCTGCTGAGCGGATAGTACGTAGCGACCCAGTGGACGCCTCAGACACGTTCGAGCCTGGTGCGCAGCGCAGTACCTACAGTGACCCGGAGTCTGGTGGCAGGTTGGAAATTGTCCAGCGCCCTGACGGTACAGCGTCCGTCATAGGGCTGGAGGTCCCCGAGGGCAGTCGTGGACAGGGCATCGGCAGCGCTCTGCAAGCGCAGGCGCAGCAAGACAACCCACTACTGCAGGGGCAAGTGTCTTCCAAGGCCGCTGCGACAACAGCCTACAGGCTGGGACGGCGCCCCGTGGGGCAGCCAGACGCTACGCTGGAGCAGGTGTTCAGTGCCATCGACCGTGATTCGTCGGTGAACATGGTTACACCGGAGATGCAAGCTCGGTTACAAGCGGAAGCACAAACACCCGAACAGGCGTATAATGAACTCACCGCACTCGACAAGGTGGATCCCTATGACAGCGCAGAAGTCCGACCAGGAACAACCAGTGAACAGCGCGCGAAAGGGCGGTCTGCTCTACGAGACCTATTCCGACAACTCACAGCTCGTTACCAACGCTCAAGGGGGGGTCGTGGGGCTGAGGGAGAGATCAGCCTCCTTGGGGCCGCTATGTACAAGAACTTCAAAGCGGGAGAGCCCAACCAGCTCGTCGGTCAACAGGTAACATCCGCCGCTGACTTGGCCGCTCTGGCGCAGGTCTACCGGGATCCCCGGTTTGAAACTTTCCGCTACGTTTATGTGGACGACAACGGTACAGTGCTGGGTGAGACAGCGGTTACTTCCCGGCTCCCTGCGGTAGTATCCTTTGGTGAGACAAGCGGGAGTTTTGGGGACGTACTGCGGGCGGGGATGCAGGAGTACGGCGCCACTGGCTACTACATGATGCACAACCACCCTTCTGGGAATGCCCAGCCCAGTAACGCCGACAAAAATCTGACGCGCTTCCTGGTTGGTACAGTGCCAGGGTTTCGCGGGCATACAATCGTAGACCTCAACGAGTATGGGACCATCAGTGCCCGGGGTCTCGCCAGGGTTATTAAAGACGATACGCTCAACGGCAAAGATTTCCGGTCAACTCCCGAGGTACCACACGGTGTTGTGGGGCGGGAGATCAGAAGCTCGAAGGAGACCGCTGAAGTTGTCAAAGCCCTCCAACTGGGAGACAAGGCCGCGGTCATACTCCTGCGCCCCGACAACACGGTGGCTACCGCGGCCAGTATGCCGTTCGACGCCATCATGCAGGCCAAGGGATCCAAGGAGCGGCAGCGTGTAGTGCTGGCGGCCTTGCGCCGGATGGGTAGAGCGGGGGGTGCGGACTTCCGTGCGACACTGGTTCTACCGCCTGGTAAAAGCGACCTGAAAGAACTGGCGTGGATGCGAGGTACCTTCAGGCTGATACTGGACAGCGAAGGACGGATACTGGGTCAGACAACCAAAGCCGACTCGATATTTGAACGTCAATCTCTGGTCACAGCGCGGGTGCGTGAGCCCACTACAGGGGTAGAGGGTGCATTACCCACCCCGGGCATCACCACCGACGCTGTGCAGGCACAGGTTACCGCGGTCACTGCCGACTGGGCCGCCGCCCCGCCCATCAACGTAGTGCAGTCCGCTGCCGACTTGCCCCCGTTCGTGTCCCAGTATGCCCAGGAGGCCGGCATCGAGCCCGCAGGGGTGTTCTGGAACGGCGAGGCGTACCTGGTGGCCGACAACATCACCTCCCCGGAGGGGGTGCGCACCGTCATCGCCCACGAGGTACTGGGCCACGGTGGTCTGCGCGCCCTGTTTGGTAACCAGTTCCAACCCTTCGCCCAGCGTGTGGCTCGTGACCTCACTGGCAACGAGCACTTCGACAAGTTTGTGAAGGCCCACCGCTACCAGCTCAGCGATCCCCAGCAAGCCGCCACGGCAGCCGACGAGTACCTGGCGCACATCGCCCAGCGCATCGACGAGGGCCGCGCCACAGAGCGTATGCGGGCCGTGTGGAGCCGTGTGGTCTCCGCGGTTAACGAGTTCCTGCGCAGCATCGGGCTCAACGTCAAGCTGTCCAACGCCGAGATGCACACCCTGATGATGACCGCACGGCAGCGCATCACTGGCGGTACTGCGGAGTTGTCGCCGACGATGGTGACCACGGCCAACGGCCCGGTCGAGGTGGTACCCCCCTCCTTCATCGCCAAGGGTGAAGCAGCTAAAAGCGCCCTCAACGGCTTCACCCGGCCGCTGGCCACCCTGAAGGACACCGGCATCACCCTGCGAGGTATTGCCTCGGATGCACTGCCCTGGGTGCTCAAGCTGACCAGCCGGCAGGACCTGGCCCGCAACTTTGCCCCCATGTTCCAGGACGGTCCGCGCAACCTGCTCAATGACTACGTGCGCACTGACCGGGAGCAGTCAGCGTTTACCGACGGCAAGATGGTCGCCGCCGACAAAGTGTTCCGTGAGCAACTCCGCGCCCTGCCCAAGGACCAGCGCAACAAGGTTCACGGAGTGATGGAGTTTGCCACCCTGCGTGGCCTGCGCGCGGGTGACCCCGCTGGCAAGCAGCCGTGGACCGCCCAGCAGTGGGAGGACAGCGGCAACCTCGAACGGTACGGTGGGCTGGCCAAGGCTGTAGACGACCTGAACACCCAGTGGGACGGCCTCACTCCGCAGGCCCGCGAAGCCTACGTAGCAGCCATCCGTGGCCCCGACAGCATGACGGCCATCTACAAAGACATCATCCAGGCGCTGGAAGCCAACGTCATCGACACCATGGAGCCTGGTGAGGCCCGCGATGCGGCCATCAGGAACATCCACCAGATGAAGTCCATGCTCAAGGGTGACTACGCCCCGCTGTCCCGCTTCGGTAGCCACGTCATTGTGGGCTACAAGCGTGACGCCGATGGTAACCTGGAGCGGGCGTACCGCCGCCACTTCGCCAGCGTCACCCAGATGGAGATGCACCGGGCGAAGCTGCAGCGGGACGGTACCTACGATGTGGTCAAACCTTTCACCGCGGCGGAGTTCCTGGAGCAGACCAAGGGCATCGGCGATGTGGGGTTCATCAACGACTTTGAGCGGGCGCTGAAACAGAAGATGCTGGGCGGGCTGGACCCCGAAGGCGACGCCGACACTTACAATGTGTCGAGCGACTACATCAGGAGCGTCATCGAGATCACCCGGCAGTTCTACTACGAGCAGCAGCCGGACGGCTCCATCATGAAACACCAGATGCACCGTGAGGGCGTCGAAGGCTACGAGACTGACTTCAGCCGGTCCTATGCCGAGTACATGATGAAGCACGCCCGCACCCTGGGCAACCTTCGCTATGGCCTCCGCAAGGGCGAGATCCTCCGGGACATGCGCCGCTACATGAACGAGATGAACGACGGCGAGGCCACACCGCCACCGGACTACGACGGTGTGCGGGCGGGCATTGTATACAACTCCGTGGTGGAGCGGGAGAACACCCTGCGCACCGAGAAGACCGCCCCTGTCGTGCAGGCGCTGGGCAAATACACGTTCCTCCAGATGCTGACCTCGGTGAGCCAGTACGTGGTGCAGACCTCACAAGTGCCGATGTTCTGGTTACCCTCGATCGGCGCCCGCAAGGGGGTAGGGTTTGGCCGGGCCGCAAGCGAGATGGGTAGCGCGCTGCGTACCATCGCCACTGGTAAAGTGGGTACCGCACAGATCCAGTCCAAGGACATGAACGCCCTGACCGACCGGCTGTTCCAGCAGGTCACCCCCGAGAACCGAGACCAGTACCCCAACAAGCGCATCTGGGACAACGTCCTCAGCGACCAGGAGCTGGACGCCGAGATCAGTAAACTACCCCAGGCCACGCAGGAGCTGCTGGCACTACGCATCATGGCCGACCGGGGAGTGCTGGACATCACCCGCTCCCACGACCTGCAGCGCGGCGCGAGCGATAACTTCGGTATTGCCAAAACAGACACAGGTCACATGCTCAACCGGGCAGTGGACACCATGGGCTTCATCATGCGCCACTCAGAGATGACCAACCGGCGCGTGTCCATTTTGGGTACCTTGCGTATCAACCGGCAGGACGGACAGGGTTTCATGGCTGCCCTGCGCGACGCCGAGGACACCACCCTGCGCACCCAGTTCGACTACAGCCGGGCCAACAAGGCGCCGTGGTTGACCAACGACTGGATGAAGGTGTTTACCCAGATCCAGTCGTTCCGCTTCTACTCTATGGGTTTCATGCTCACCGAGTTCAACAAGGCGTTCACCTCCAACAAGGTGAGCCCTGCGGAGCGCGCGGAGGCCCGCCGGGTGCTGGGCTACATGATGGTCACCACGAGCATGTACGCCGGCGCCATCGGTACGCCGCTGGGGGCGGCCCTGGTCGCCGCCACCAACGCCATCATGGGCGACGACGATGAGCCCTTCGACGCCGCCCACGAAGCCGATCTGTTCTTTAGGGAACTGGGACCGGCCGGCGAGACCTTCAGCCGCTTGGCGCTTCAGAAGGGCGTCCCGGGCGCACTGGGGGTGGACATCTCCCGTCGCACCGAGCTGGCCTCCGTGTTCAAGTCCTCCGTGTTCGACGCACCCGAGGGTGTCACTGGTAACCGTTACATGGAGTGGCTCGCCGCGCAACTGCTGGGGCCATCCTGGAGCAACGTCACCAACCTTGTGCGCGCAGGCGAGGCCCTTGGTGAGGGTGACATGGTGGAGGCCAACATCCGCATCCTACCCGCGGCGTTCCGGGACTGGGCACGGCTCTATGATGTTGCCACCAACGGTGTGCGCGGCGGTGGTGACATGATGCTGATGACCCCTGACCAGCTCAAGCCCAGCGACTACATCATCATGGCTGCAGGGCTCCAGCCCACCCGCCTCAACGAGATGCGCGAGGCCGACCGGGCCATCCTCAACCGCAACACGGTGCTGTCCCAGCGCCGTAGCAAGATCGTGCGGCAGGTGGAAAGGGCGCTGGAGGACAACAACGACCGAGCGCTCGACGAGGCGCTGGAGGAACTCTACGCCTTCAACGAAGCGCAGCCGGTGTTTGCTATCGGCAAGTCGGACATCCTCTCTGCGGCGCGGGGGCGGATCAAGAAGGACATGGGTATCCACACCGACCGTTATCTACAGATCCAGGACCAGTACGGGTATCGACACAGGCCCGTGGAGGCGGCACAATGAGCAGGGGCAACTCGGCGCATATCTACGCCAACGATGAGGTACGCCAGACCATCAGCGACCAGGTAGAGGTGTTCCTGCGCAAGGGCGGCGAGATCAAACAGTACGGCCCTGAACACAATGCCCAGGCCCAGTTTGACCCAACCCGCACCAAGACCAAGATGCGGCAGGATATGAAAGAGGCGACGTACCGGGAGATGGCCCGGCGCCGGGAGTTTCTCAACCAGCAGGAGTAGGACATGACACTGGGGCAGAAGCAGCGCAACTTTACCATGATGGTCAGCCTGCTCATTCAGCACGCCTACGAGCAGGGATACGAGATGACGTTCGGGGATGCCTACCGTGACCCCAAAGTATTTGGGCAAGTCGGTGAATCCAAAGGCTATGGTCGCTCGCGGAGCCTACACAAGCAGCGACTGGCCGTAGACTTCAACCTGTTCAAAGATGGGGTGTTCCTCACCAGTACTGAGGATCACAGGCCGCTCGGTCAATTCTGGGAATCTATAGGTGGGTCGTGGGGTGGTCACTTCAACGACGGCAACCATTACAGCCTTGAGCACCAGGGTATGCGATGAGGCGCGCTATTGTGGCAGTGGCACTGTGGCTGCATGACCTGATAGCAGCCCCCAAGTTCTTCCGGCGCACGATACTGGTGGCTGGGCTTGTCTATCTCGGCGTGGTGCTCTGGCGGGTCATGATCCCTGAGATTCTGTTGCACATCCAAGCCCCTGGTGCGACGGTTGTCACTGCTGTGATCGGTATGCTGGTCACCCTTTGCGGGCTGTACCAATACCTACGGGACAAGGACAACAAATGATCTCACTCGGCTTGGTAAAAGGGATGGTCGCTGCACTGGTCGTTATCTCCGCCGGTGCGGCCTGGCAAACCCATCAGCTTGCGCGCACGGAGACCAAACTGGCAGAATGCAAACTGGACGTATCGGAGATGCGCAGTGCGCTGGTCTCCGCCAACAACGAGATGCTGCGCAGGGTCGCAGATGCTGGGAGGATGGCTCGTGATGAGTATGACAGGAAGATGCGCGAAACTGGGCCACTGGTTGAGGGTGTGCGCGTGCGCATCACTGATCTCTGCCTGCCAAAGCCAACCGCCCCAGATAGAGTACGTGGAGCGGTGCCCGCCACCCCCGGACTGGTTGATGGAGCCAACACGGAATCTCGAAGTGATCGAGATGGAGATACAGCGCGAGATCGTGAGCGAACTCGGTTTGTAGAAGCGCTGCAGCG